AGACCCATCCTTGCGCGTCCTGCTCGTAGCGCGTGAACCATAGCGGACCTGTGTGGTCGGCTGTCGGCTCGCCGCCGTGATACATCCGAACGGTTCCCGGCGCCGGGGGCGGCGTGCTCCCGCTCGTCAAGTCGGCCTTCAGCGCCGGGTCCTTCAGCGCGTCGGCGGCGACCTGATCCGGATGGCGCCCCGTCTCGGCGTAGATATTGCGTAGCTTCATCGCCGTGCCGACGGCCGTCTTCAGGCCCCCGAGCAGGATGGCGTTGTCCATGAAGTCCTGCCCGGTCGGCATGTGCCCCTCGAGCGCCGCGGACGTGGTCGTCATGGTCGCGAGCTCGGCGCCGAACGTGCCGGCGGCCGTCGCCGCCTTCCCGGCGGGCGCCAGGAGGGGCGCTACGACCCGCCCGGCCCCGAACGTGGCCGCCCCGATGACGGCCCCTTTCGTGCCGCCGCCAAGGGCCGCCTTGGTGATCTCCCACACGCCCTGCCACGACGAGGCGTAGTTGTGGCTGTAGGCCTCCACCAGCGCGTCACGGAGCGCCATAGGCGCCGCAAAGCCGCCGGCCCCTGCCCCGATGACGGTCCCGACCCCGGGCGCTGCAGCGGTTCCTGCGAGGCCGCCCCCGATTGCCCCTGCGATCGACAGGGGCAAGTCCGTGACCATGCCCGCGCCGCCGGCCGCGATCCGGTGATACCAGGGCGCGTCCTCACCCAGTTGCTGCTCCGGCAGCTTGCCGTTGACGGCAAGGCCGGTCGCGCTGGATTGGATGCCGTGCCACACGGCTTCGCCGATGCTCTGGACCTTGTGCTCGGGCGGAATCGTGCCGCCGACGACCGGATCGCCGAAAGAGTTGACGGCCGCCGGGGCGGCGCCCATCTCATCGCCGAAGGAGTTACGTGCCATTACGGCGCCATCATCGGAGCGTCATACCCCGCGGCGGGCTCAGACGGTGAGCTAGGCTTTCCTTCTTTCTTCGGCTTTATCTCCAGTTCGCCAGTGGGGCCGATATACGGCCCCGGCGGCAGGGCGTCGTACTCTGCCCGAGTGTTGGCGACCGGCAACTTCGCTTTGACTTCCGCCTGTTCCCGCGCCTCGACGCGCTTGACCGCTTGCTGCATGAACTGCGGCGAGCCGACGTACGTTTTCGTGCCCGGAGTGAACAGATCGCGCAGGCCCGGCACGTCGTTAACGGCGCGCATCTGCGCGACCTGATCTTGCACCATGAACGTGTACTCGTTCACGATGGCAGGGACCGCGCCGAGCACCTTATGCTTCGACATCCGCGGGTCCTGCTCGAGAAAACGCTGGAAACTGTTCGACAGCATATAAAGCGTGGTGTTGATGCCGCGGTTGTTCTCGTCCTTCTGACCGGCGACCATCGTGTTCAGCTTGTCCGCGTCGTTCGTGTTGATCTTGCCGGCATGCACAGCATTGAATATCTCCGTGCCGTTGATGATCTTCGCCGGGTCGGTGTCGGCCGCGTTGATGCGCAGCCACAACGCGCGCATGACGGCCGGGTCCGAGGCCTTGACCTGCGTCGTCAGTTCTTTCGCCCGATGCTCCATGAACACGATCAGGTGCTCGCGCGTCTGCGGCGTCAGGTCCGCGTCGTCCATGATCTGGCGGCGCGTCGCGGTGCCCTCGATGATCTGGCCGAAGTGCCGATCCCGCGCCACGTCGTTGCGGTCCACGCGCTCGCGCTGCGCCTCGGCGCGCAGGTACTCGTCCTCGGCCCGGGCGGCCCGGAACTCGGTGTCCGCCTTGTTGACGGCCATCTGGCGCTGCTCGGGAGTCAGGTCCCACTCGCCGCCCTCTAGCTTCTTGCGCGTGCCTGCCGGGTCGAGCCGGGCCGCGGAGATCGCCGAGGCCATGTTCAGTTCCTTGCGCAGCGAGTCGAGCGCGAGGGCCTTCTTCTCCGGCGAGAGCTTGTAGGTCGAGACGAGCGCGTCGGCGTCGTCCAGCGCGAAGCCGAGATAGCCGGGGTTGTGCTGCATGATGCTCGACGCGCTGGACAGGAACTTCGACGCAGCCAGTTGCGCTTCCGCCGTCGCCCGCTTGACTTGGATCGCGTTCGCCTGCTCGTCGAACATCAGGTTGTTGTTCGAGGCATACAGGTCGTTCGCCTGCTGGCCGCGCCTGGTCGTGAAGTTCTCCGCGACCTTGGCGTGGTCCTCCTGCATCTTCTCTTTGATCGGCGCGGTGTCCTCGCCGGACAGCGCCGCCTTGTCGAGCTCCTGCGCGTACTTGGCGCGGATCGCGCTCGAGGACACTACCGCTTCGCGAGATTCCTTGTCCTCCACGCTGGACAGGAGCGACTCCGCGGCCCGCGCGACCGGCCGGCTGATGTCGGACGGCTGCGGGACGAAGCGCTGCGTGCTCGTCGTCGGCAGGGGCTGAACCTGCGCGGTGTACGTGTCGAGCTTCGGCATTATTTCACCCTCTGGAACTGCGTGTATGCGTTCGCGGCGCCGGCGAGTAGTTCAGAGCCGGCCGCCAGCTGCGCCGAGCTTGCGGCGTAGTTGCCGCGCAGCGACGACTGGTCGGCGGCGTCGTAGAAGCCCCGCTCGCGAAGCTCGCCCCGGCGCCGGATGTTCTGCCGCTCGATCTCGCCCTGCGCGGCCGTGTCCCCGACGATGTCGAGGAAGCTCGCGCTCGTCGCCGTGCCGCCGGACTTGCCCTGGTTCGCGCGCAGCTGGCCCATGCGCAGGTACTGCTCGCGGTCGAACTGGCGCAGCGAGGCCGACGTGTTCTGGACTTCGATGGCCGCGTTCTCGCGCGCCTGGTCGGCGTCCATCTGCGCCGCGTTCTTGGCGGCCTTGCCGGCCTTGGCCGAGTTGGCTGCGCCGAGGATGGCTGCGCCGGCGGTGATGAAAGGGATAGCTTGCGGCATTAGTTGAACCTCACGAAGCCGACGTGGTCCGTGCCATCCGGACCGAAGGCCTTCATCAGCGGCGTCTCCACATGAAAGCCGAGCAGCCGCGCCCATCGCAGCCCTTCGGGGAAATCCGTGCGCACCGGCAGTTCGATGCGGCCGGCAGCGCGGTCGAGCACCTTGCGGCACTCGCGCGTGATCCAGCCCATGCGCGGGCCGCTGTCCTTGCGCAGCGCAGCCCACGCCAGGTGTCGCCCCGGCCATTGCGTGTGCGTGCCGCAGCAGACGTAGACGACGCCGTCGATCATGCCGGTCCAGGCGTTCTGCGTTTCAAGTTCTTCCAGCAACCAGTCGGGGAAGCGGATGAACTCGCCGGGCTCCGCGCGCTCGCCGAGCCAGTCAAGATGGAAGCGCTTGAAGGGGACGAACTTTCTCACGAGTCGTCCGCCGTCTGAAACTGCGGCATGACGGCGAGCACTGTCGCCGGGAACGGGCCGTCGGCGCGCCAGTACACCTGGCCGAGCCGGTCGTAGTCACCTTCGAAGTGGTCGCGAATGACGCCCGAGAACAGCGGCGTCGCGGCGCCCATCTCGTCGCCCCATCGCCGGTCGATCTCCTCGGTCAGCGTGTCCGCGTCCGGCCCGAACTTGAAGCCGAGCGTGTCGACCAGCCAGAAGCCGATGCGATGGATGCGCTTGATCTTGCCCTGCGCGGTGCCCTCTGCCCCGCCCTCGAGCGGCATCGTGTTGCCGTCGCTCGGGTAGAAGTAGCCGAGCGTGATGATCGACCCGGTGCGATTCAACGTCACCGTGCCGTTCGTGACCGTCACGTCCGGATGCTTCGTGCCGTCGACATACACGCCGACCGTCTCGCCCTCGAGATGCCAGAGGCCCGTGACCGTGGCCGTCGCCGGCGAGTTGACCGTGACCCATCCGCAGTCGACGTGGAAGGCGTCTTCCTGCTCGTCGTCGACTTCCCAAATCTTGCTCATGTACTCGACGTAGCGCTTGACGCCGCCGTTGATGTAGCGCTGCACGACCATGTAAAGCTCGTCGCGCGTCGCGTCGGGGTCCGGCACGACGGCCACGCTTTCGACGACCGGGATCAGCAGCCCATCGTCGTCGCTCTGGCCGCCGAGCTCGTGGCGATGCCATGCGGTGACGTTGTGGTCGCGCTCGTACGTGAAGCCGAGCAGTACGCCGTCGCCGCGCACGCCCCACATGATGGCCTGCGGCTGCTCCTGATACGCCAATTCGTACACGCTCGGCCGGGTGATATGCTCGGCGAGCAGCGTCATGTCGGGGGCCTTGAAGCCGTCGACTTCGTACACGTAGGCGAGCTCGCGGATCTTGCGCCCGGCGCGCTGCACGAACAGCACCGCCTTGCCAGCGTTGACCGGCTGCACGAAGTCGCTGCCGTGGCGCGTCGAGGGCTTGCCGCTGATGTTCTGCGGCGTGATCGCCTCGTTCAGCGAGGACGGCCGGATCTGCCACTCGCCGCGGCTCGTACCGGCGAGCATGCCCTTCTCCTGCGCCGTGATCCAGCGCACCGCATTCACGTCGTCGGCGTTCATCGTGAAGGACGGCGCGTTGTCTGCCGCCACGGTGCCGTCGGTCGCGCTCGGGCTGAAGTTCGTGTAGTTGCCGGTCTTCGACCCGTCGATGCGCTGCGGGTAGCTCGTCGCGCCGGCGTACCACAGCCGATCCTCGTGGAACGTCGCGCAGCGCGGGTAGCCGGTCGTGGCCGAGAAGACACCCATGCGCCAGATCGTCTTGGCGTTGGTGTTCGTCAGCGTCGAGAGCACCGTGACCGTGACGATGGTCGTCGATGTCCAGCCTGTGATCTCGACGTAGCCCCACGTCGAGCCTTCCTTGATCCGGATAAGCCGGCCGACGTCCGTGCTGGCGAAGCCGAGGCCGCCGTTGATGCCCGTGACTGCGCTGGCGGTGAGCGTCACGCCCGCGCCGGTCGCCGCGCTCGGCGTCAGCGTGGTCGTCGTGGTGTTCTCCACGTCGTACGGCCCGTCGGTGAAGACGATGTCCGACAGCGTCCACGACAGCGCCGAGGCGCGCACCAGCTTGGCCGGCTTGTGCGTCGGGTGCATGATGTAGAGCGTGTCGGCCGACTGCGTGATGCGGATGTCGGCGACTTCCGACTCGGTGTAGGTCGTCGTGACCTGAAGTATTTCCCCGACCGTGCCGCCCGAGACGTACGCGGTATAGTTCGTGCTGTTGATGGCGACGCCGGCAGTGTCGGTGATCTCGAAAGTGTTCGCGCCCGTGTCGACAGCAGCGACAATGAACTCGCGGTTGTTCAGCTGCGTCGTGCCGACGATGCCGGCAACGATGATGCGGTCGCCGTTGGCGAAGGTGTCCGCGCCCGAGTACGCCAGAACCGTCGTTGCCCCGCGCGTGACGCCCGTGATCGCCTGCGTGGCGTTCGTCAGGATGCCGTGATCGGTGAAGAACCGGATGTACAGGTGCCCGAACTCGAGGATGTAGGTCTGCGTGACCGAGAACTGGAACGGCAGCACGCGGGACAGCCTGTCGTGGTGCTTCGTCTGGTGCAGGAACGCGGTGCCCGGCCGGCGCGTCCATGCGCCCTGCACGAGCGGGACCGCGTTCAGGCAGACATAGAGGCCCGAGGCGTACTTGTCGAGATCCTGCCGCCCGAGAAGCAAGGCCGACAGTTCGCCGGCGTTGAACCCGTTCTGGATAGTCGAAGCGCTACCCACTAGCGCCTCGCACTAAGCCATTCGTCCTCGGGGGCGTCCTCCGAATCCTTCTCGAAAGCATTGTTGCTCCGTGCCTCCGCGATGGCGTCGTCGTAGTCCGACACGATGCGGTCGCGCAGGTCGTTGCTGCCGGTGATTTCCTTGCAGCACTTCGCCGCCAGGGCGCACTCGAGCGCTTCGATGAAGGTCGAGTCGTACTTGTTGGGGTCCTCGACGCGCGCGATGTAGCGGATCTCGAGCGGCGAACTGTCGGCGCTCAGAATGTAGTCGCCCTCGAGCTTCCAGTCGACGGATTGGCCCGATTCGTTGTCGCGCAGCAGGCGAAGGAAGTCGTTCGGCTTGGTGTAGCGGTCCCAGTCGCCCCACTCCGGCCCGTCGGCGTCGGCGGCGATGCTGGCGCGCGCGATGGCGAAGGACCAGGGGTACTTGCGGAGCAGCGCATCGCGGGTCGGCTCGAACGCGCTGTTCAGGGACCGCGCGTTCGGATGGTCCTGAGTCAGCGACTCGAGACGCTTGGCGACGCCGAGCCGCTGCAGGGCGCCGTTCGCGATGGCGACCTTGCTGGTAGCCACGGCTTAGTAGTCGACTTCGACGTCGAGCGTGATCGTGTAGGTGTCGGCTTCCGTGCCCGGATCGAGCGCGGCCAGAACTTGGAACACGGCGGTCAGCGTTTTCGCCTCGCCGCCGCGGAATTCGAAGAAGA